GTGATCCGCGAACTGCTGCGCAGCACGGAGTTTGTGGACGGGCTGACCGGTGAGGGCTGGCAGCTGTGGATTGACCAGCTGACGGGACTGACGAACCTGACAGTGGACAAAGTGACTGCCCGGCAAAGCCTGGTGGCGCTGGAACTGCTGATTGAGCAGGTGCGCAGCGTGTGCGGCCAGCTGGTGGTGTCGGCAGCCAACGGCAAGATCAAGGACGTGGTGAAGCAGGGTGACAACTACCGCATCGTGTTTGAACAGGAATCGGGCTTTGTGGCCCATGACCTGATGCGCTGTGCCGTTACAGGCGGGGCAAAGCTGAAATCCTACTGGGTGGAGGTGGCCTCGGTGATAGCCGGCGGGGTGATGGTTCCGGTGAGCGAGTTTGGCGGGGTGAAGCCGGAGGCAGGCGATGAATGCGTGCTGATGGGCAACACGGAAAACCTGCTCCGGCAGAACCTTATATCCATTGCGGCCACGGAGGACGGACAGCCCCGTGTCGACATTCTGGACGGTGTGAAGGCCAAGAACTTCAACGGCTGCCTGCGCTGCCGGCTGGGCAAGCTGGACGGCATCAGGAGCAGCGCTTTTCCGGCAGACAACCAACCGAAGGGAAACGGCCTGTATGCTGACAACGTGTGGCTGAAGGGTACGTTTGTGCTGATGACCGGTGAGGACATCCTGACGCGGTTTGAGATAACCGAGGGGAAAATCCATTCAGCTGTGGAAGGCTTGCGCAAAGAAATACGCGAAGAACAGAGCTATCTGGACAACAGCAGTTTTGCTGACGGCATGGATAAATGGAAGACGGGCAGCAAGGCTACGCTGTTCACCCTGGGCGGACGCTGGATCTGGGCGAACGGCGGTCCTTACGGAACGAAGCCGGACGGGCATGCCGAGATACGGACCGACGGCAAGGTGCCTTATGCCTATATCCGGAACAGCTATATCATGCAGAAACTGGAGGACTTCCGGC